AGCACGGCATTCGTGAATGGTGTTCCAGAATCGTAGGAAGTGACGCTGTAAGCGCCCAATGCGGCCACGGCACCTTCCGGGTCGCCAATTTTGATGATCTCAGCAGCACCAGTGGCGGCAGTGTGAGTGAATGAAATAGGCGAATTGAAGCCCAAAGATGGTTTGCCTACTCCACGGATCTGCGAAGTTGGTCCAAAGGTTTCAACTGATTTGCCTTGAATTTGAATGCTTGAAGAAAGGTCTGCTTCTGCCTTGGCAGCAGCTCCTGCGTATTTTGAAAGTTCGGCCATGATAGCTCTGATTTTTAAGTGATTGTTTGATTTACACCACAAAATTCAGAACATGGCAGCGGCTAACAATGAATGTTGCACAATGCGAACGGGGCATATTTTTGCTACGAGTGCAAACATTTGAACACAAAAAAAGCCCCGAAATTCGGGGCTTTTCGTATATTGCTGGCTTTTGCTTTTTCAGTTCATATTGAAAACGCAGTAAACGCTCTGGCCGTTGTTCACGGTGGTATGCACCATGCTTAACTGGCCATTGCTTAGGCTGCCGCCACCATGCACGGTGTAGGTGGTGCCATTGTACACATAGCTTTGCGTGGGTATATCAAAATGGTTCTGGCTGTCCAGTTCACCGTAAATAAGCCCGTCAATGCGTATGCGTGTGGGTGTTTCTGCGCTTATGCTGCCAATTACCGTCTGGTTTCCGCTGCCGCAGTCTATGGTTCCTATCCAGCTACGGTCAAATGCAGCAGACCATTCTGTGGAGCAGTTGTCTCCGGTAAAACCGTGATCGCATTCTTTTTGGCATGCTGCCAATGTGGTGGCCAATGCAATGGCCAGAAGTATCTTTTTCATCTGTCTGAGTTTGGCTACAATATAGCAATTGATATGCCATGCAGCTAACTGTGGCCCTACGTTCCCTTCCTGGTGCCGGTATTGGCTCCATGAATGCCAAGCGGCACGGTAAGAAGTTTAACCATTGGCCGGTTGCAGCACATGTAGGTTGGCTGCTCGTTCATGCCGTGCTGCATATCTTCGGTATGCTGGCACTGCTTGCATTTGTAGGTGTATGTCATTTTACGGTCTGGTAAATGATATATGCGGCCTCGGTGGCGGCAATGATGCCAAGAATGAACGCGGTAAAATCTTTCCACTTGTTGCGGAACCACTGATCTATTCGCTGCAGCCTGTTCAGCGTTTCGCGCACCTGCTCCACTTCTGCAATCGCAGCGGTGGCCGTATCTACATGGGCCAGTGCGGTTTCAAGATCCGTTATTTTCAATTCCAAGGTGGCCACCTGCAGCAGCAGCGTGTGGTGGTCGGTAATGCAGCCTTTGGCGCGCTCCAGGTTCTTGGCTATTGCCAGCATCTGCTGCCGTGGTGCCACGTAATAGTCACCGGCTGCGGTCCATACTTCCGAACTTGGCAGCTTTATTTCAGTACCAGGCGCTATGAAGAAAATGGAGCTGGTCTGTGATGTAGCCGCCAAGGCTATCTGCAGGCAGGCCATCAATAGCATTGACTTTTTCATGTGTGGTAATCTTGTTGTTTTTCAGTTTCAGTTTCAGTTCGTCCAGTTGCTTGTCTTTGGCCATGGCCTCACGCCTATAGTGTGCGCTTGTCCGGTAGGCGGCCTCGGCACGCTCTTGCCAGAGGGTTGCGTTAGCCTGCAGTTGCCGTTCTCTTTTGCTCGGACCAGTGTCCTGAATGCTTAGCACGATGAACGCGCCCAAGGACATTACAGACATTATCAATGCTGCTATGTGTGCTATATGCTGCCAGCGGCTCATTTTTCGTGGGTTTGGTAGTATTCAAAGAACTTCGCGGCATGTTCGCGGTCTATCAGCTCTGGCACCACTTCATTTTCCAGCACCATGGGCAGCAGTATCTGGTCGCGGGTTATATGCTCCAGCATTTGTGTGAGGTGCCAAAAATGGCCATCCCAATCTGCAAAGTCAGCAGCGGTAGTATTGAAGTAAAGCAGGCCATTTTCCCAAAGGCCTTGCGGGCCTGTCTCCATGTCCACAAGCTGGTCCACAATAAATAAGGCTTCCTCTGGTGTTATCTTTCCTTGATCCAGGCATGCCTGCGTTTCTTGCATAATGCTCTTTCTGCTTGGGTGCAAGCGGGTTGCAAACGCAGCGGCCTCAAACGGTTTAATGTATTCGTCCAAATTTCCAATTACCTGAAAATTGCCATCGTGGTAAACTCGTTTTTGCGCTCGGTGTGGGTTAACGCTCCACTTCCATTTTTTAGCGTCAACCATATAGTAAGCCTCGGTTAAAAAGACGCGCATGGGTCTATATACTGTTCCTCTGCAGATCCCTGGCTTATCTGTGAAGCAAACGTATTCCCATCCCGGAGTTATTACGGTCGGGTTTCGCAGTTTGTCGTAATTACCAAGTATTACGGTGTAGCAGGTTTTCATCATTGCAAGGTCTGTAGTCGTTGTATGGCCCAATCTTCGGGGTTGAACATATTTTTCACGTATTCCTGCAGGCTGCAGCTCAGATCGTAGGCTTTAGAAGGGTTGGCATGCAGGTCTGTTATATGCCGGTACCAGTCCATCTGCGTGGTGGCCTTCAAGCAGTTCTGGTTGTGTATAAAATCGGAGTATGGCGGCTGGTCTGAGCAAATGAACGCGCAGCCTGTAGCCCCTGCTTCTATGGCCTTCAATGCGCTCTTGTAGCCATTGAATGGTGTGGGTGCCAAGGGTGCCAGCGCCACGTCCATGCTTTGAAAATGCCACCAATAGCTTGCGCTCGGCAGGTACTGCGCCATAAAACAATTACCGGCCAGTTCCAGTATTTCGCGCATTTTTTGATCTTGCTCGGTATTGCGCATGCCGCACCATCCTATCTGCGCGGTGGAGTTTTCGCGGCCTAGCCTGGTGAACGCTTTGCGCATCAGCTCTGCATCATTCAAATGGTCGGCTGCGGTGGCCACGTAGCCGAATCGTCTGCCTTGGCTGCGCGCCACCTGCCAGTGCGTGGCGTAGGTGTTGGGTATGTAGTGGCTGTCCTTGTTCAATGGCAGGCAGGCATCCAGCAGGGCCTTGCTTGCGCACCAGACCACATCAGCATCCTTTATGGCCTGTGGAACCAGTGCCGCATAGTTGCTGGCCTTTAGTCTGGCATAGCGGCTGTTGTGTGGCGGAACATGCCAGTGGTCGTCTATGTCCAGAACGAGCTTGATTCCTGTGGCGCGCAGGGTCTTGAACGTGCCAGGGTCGGCATAGGCTGCATTGAGCACTATATGCGTAGTTTCGGGCGGCAGTTCTGTAAAGTTCTGCGGCAAGAGGAATGCGGCAGGTATGGCTGCTGCCGGTGTTATTACGCGGTGCAGGTTAATGCCATCGCTAGCTGCTGGCGCAAAGGCTGGTCTTATCATGGTCTGAGGTATGAAAGAGGTTTTTACATTTGAATGGCCACAATAGCCACTGCAGGCTATAGACTGCCGTGCCGACCATTAGAAAGCCAAGGCAAACAAGCAGGCCACCGGCTATGTATATTATGGCGGTCAGTAGGGTTTTCATTTTGGTACTGCTCCTGTTGTTGGGTGCTTTCCGAACTTATCTACGCCAAAGAATCTATGAAAGCGGTTCTCGTTTTTGGCGCGCAGCTTATCCTCATTGGCCAGCTTCTGCCATTTGGCCAGATTAACGGCTGCATCGCGGCTGCCTATCTCCCTTGCTCGTTCTTCCGGGCTGCCAGATGCTGGTCCTATCTCCCAAAAGTCAGTGAATCGGCAGCAGCTTGCGGCTGCTTCCATCCAACTGTGGGCGGTTGTCAGAACGTCAATGCCACCTTGGCGCTTGCGTTTCAAAAAGTAGCGGATATCATCCTCTGGATCTGGCACGCCATACGTGTTTAGGTCGTCTAGCACCATCATGTAATTGATCAACTTCTTTTCCTCTGCCCACTTGCGCAGCCATTTGAAGGTGTGGCCCTTCACGTATGGAATAACCACCACGCCTTTGAATTTCAAGTTTCGCTCCAGTTTGCGCACATCGTCCAGATATAGAAACTGCGTCCAGGCATCTTCTCCACCGTCCGGGTCTATTACTATGGCCCTATCGCCTTTGCCTATTCTGGCCTTGATATGAGCAATAAGGCGGCTGGTCTTTCCGCTGCCCGGTTCGCCAACTATGGTGAACATTTTAGGTTGTCGCATGGCTATTTCTTGTTTTTCTTGGCTCGGTCCTTATAGAAACCACTGTTCCATAACCATTTCTGGAAGGTGGCCTGTGTTCTGAATGTCTTGGCCGGCACGCGGTAAATGGTGGTCTGGTTTGGCGCTGTTCGCTCCCAATCTATGCTGGGCATGCCATCTTCTTTGGCAAATGGTACGCCATCAATGGGGTCTTGCAGGTCCTTGCTGCCCGGTATTGGTGGCGGAACGGGTGCCAGCACCACTTCTGCTTTTTGTGCCGGTGGTTCTGGTGTTGGTTCTGGAGCTTTTACCACTTGCATTTTGGCGGGCTGTGGCTGCGTCTGCGCTTGTGCCGGTGTTGCTCTGGCTGCGCTCGGTGCGGGTGTATAATCCTCATCCATTAAGGCCATTTCTGCTGCAGAATATTGCGGCTGTGGTCGCTGTGGTGCCTGCTGTGTAAATTGTGGCTCTTTGGTCTTTTTACCGAACATGGTAAACGGCCAGAACGTAGGCCACTGGAAGGTGCCTGCCATTACGCGGCCAAATACCTTCCAAACGCCCACCACTATGTTTTCGATATAGAGCATGACGATAACGGCCAGCAGCCCTTGCTTATCGTCCATGGCCGGCAGCACCTTGCGCAGAAACGCCATCCAAGCGAGCTTTAGCTTATCGCGCCTGGTAGGTGGCAGCTTGAATCTGGTATGATCATCTTCTGCATGCAGATACTTCAAGAGGCGCGGCATGGCCTCGTCCGTCAGCTCTACTCCTGCCCATGCGAAAATTTCCAGCCACTCTTCGCTTATCTCGGTCTGAGCTGGCGCTTCCACTGTTTCGGTGGCGGTATATTCGCCATTGTCAGAATAACCTGCTTCGCCAAGCAGCTCTGCATCTACAAACTCATTCGCCTCTAGCTTTTTTCGCGCCCCGGTGCTGGCACCTTCGCGCGGTTGGGCTATATAGTCGGCCATATCAAAGGCATCCACGCCACCGGCATGGCCTGTGGGCATGTTTTCAGGGTTTTTGTGTTCCTGTTGTGCTTGAACTACTGGCTTTTCGGCCTTTGGCTCGGCATCTGGTTGGCTGAATTGTCTAGGCATTTATTGGGCTTTAATGATCAATGCTACGCTGCGCTCCTTGTCTCCTTGCAATGGCATGCGCAGTGGTGTGCTCATGTATTTTTTATGTTGGCGCAGCTCGTTTTCAATTTGGTCTATGCGCATGCTATATGCTGAAACGACCAGGTACTGCATGCTGATTGAAGTAGGCGGGCTGGCCACTGTGTTCAGCTCTAGGTTCAGTTCAATGTCGTCCGGGTCGCTGGTGGTGCCAAGGTTCCAAACTTCGTGAAGCAGGCCAGCGGCAAGCAGGCGGTTAAGCTCCTGCTGCAGTGCGCCTGCGCTGCCGCGTATGGTCTTACGTTGTAGGCTCATTTTCCTTTTCGCATGCCTCGTCCAGTTCTTGGTTCTTTGCTTCTATCCAATCCAGAACGGTGTCGCGGTTATCGCTGCCATACCATACAAGATATTCGTTTGATAGTGGCGGTTGAATGAGGCCAAACCGATTGCCCACGCGCACGGCCAGCCACGGATAGTGTGCGAAGTGTTTATGCAGGCGCTTCACATCGTCCATTTCCTCAAACTTTTGCAGATCAATTGCAGGTGCGGTCCTTACCTTTTCAGATAAGGCATGCAGCCTGGTGTTGTCCATCGGTATCTGTAGCGGCTCGGCCTTGCCTTTTGATAGGCTTTGAAGCACGCTGGCGAAAAACTGCTCCTGCGTGACGGTTTCCAGAACTGCCGATATTTCTACATTCCAATCGTCTTTGTCGGTTCTTTCGTGGGTGAGCACTACCCAATCAACCTGCAGTTGACCGTTTCGCTTGGTGACGAATGCGGCAATTTCCTCCCGAAAATTATCATCATGAATAAGCGGCCCACTATCGGCATTTTCAAGCTCCAGCACTTTGCTGTCGAATGCTTCAATAATCTTAGGGCTGGCATCTTTGATGATGCCAGGCAGCATAGGGCCTATCATGGCGCTTACGTCTATGCCACCGAACAATTTTGCGAAAGGGTTAAACATTGTAGTAGATTTTGATGATTTTGGTTTTGCGCACGGTCAGTGCTTCTTTGATGATCACTTTCTTATCCAGGTCGATAAGTTGTACCGTTGGAATGCAGTTGCGAATGCGGCAGTAAAGCCTTCTGCGTTCCTCGGTGTCGGGTTTCCACTCCGGGTGCATGTCTATAATGCGGTCACGCAGCATGGGCAGCGTTAGAAAGGTTTCCCGGTCTGCGTTTTCTCTGATTATGCCAAGCACAATATTTGGCAAGGCCGGTGCTTCGGTGGTCTTAGGCGGCTGCATGCTCTACCCTGGTCACGTTTATATCCACCAGCGTAGAATCGACCACTGAAAAGGTATAAATGGCCGTGGTGGTCTTATTCAGCAGCAGCTTGCGGCCTATCATGGTGGTGTGGCGCTCGGCCAGCTTGGTTGCATCTTTGATAATGGCAGCCATGTGGCTCTTGGCAAGAGGCTTGCCGCTGTTGTTCTTTAGGCTTGTTTTCATGGTTTAAATGTTAGAACGGTTGCAAATATGCATACAAAGGTATGCCACCAAATGCATACGTGCAATAGGCATGGCATGAATACTTAAACTTTCTGAGGTAGATGTTATGGTAAGGTCGAAATTTACTTACCATGTGGCAAAACCAATGGTGGCGAGGCTTTTGGCGATTATCTAGGTAATGGTAAGTCGTTTATGATTATAGCTAAAGCTAAAGAAAGAGCAAAGATTATAGATAGAGGGCCGGCCATTTTTCTGGAGCATTTGCATAAATGCAAAAGCCCCGGCAATTTGCCAGGGCCTTCTCGGTTGTGGTGGTGATAACTGTGGCTTTGTGCAAGTCCGAAAATGGACCAGCACAAAGCCATTAGTTATCAAAAGTCACTTTCCAGCTCATCCAGATCAATGCCGGTCTGGTGGCCTTTCGCTTTATCGGCCTTGGCTCTGGCCAGTTGCGCCAGCAGCTCGTTCTGGTCGCTTACTCGGTTGGCTCCATCGGTTATCTGCTTCACCATGTAGGCTTTCACAGAGTTTCCATTTATGTAGCTGGAGCGCTTCTGAAAACCATGTTTTCGTAGCAGCCCGCCTAGTCGTTTGTCGCTCAGGTTCCTAAACACTTGCTCTTCCTTCATCAAATGGGCCAGCATCATGGTGGCCGTCATTCGGTTGCTGTTGCTTTCTGGTCCGTCCACAGCCTCATTCCATGGCCTGAAATGCTGCAGCAGCAGGCCTTCTTCTGTAAACTCTACGGCAAAGTGTTCCTTGTAGAGTTTCAGACTCTGCTCTTCATCATAGCCTATCCACCAGTTAAGATCCTTTCGCATGTAGTGCTGCATGGCCTCGGCCCATACATCGTGCTTGTTCACTTTTTCGTAGGCAGCCCAATCTATGCTGCTCAACTCAAACGGCATGAATCTTCTGGCACCGGTGGTGTCGGTAATAAAATCCGGCTCATTTACAGTGGCAATGAAACTGGCGCGGTGTGGCAGCACCATGTCCATGCGCTGGTATGGCAGTCTTATTTTCACGTCCGGGCAAGTAATGGCGTGCTTTATGGCATCGGCATCCTTCATGTTCATTCCCTTCAACATATCGTCCAGGTGAATCAGCCAATAAGTACCAATGGCTGCCAGGCAGTCTTTCTTGTGCGGGTCGAAATTGCCATCTGTTCGCACGTATTGGCTGCCTATGGCATCTTGAATAAGGTGCTCGATCCAAAAGCCTTTGCGCAGCCCTTGGTCGCCCACCAGAACCAGACAAACGTGGTTTTTGCAGTTGTGGTCCTCCAGCGCATTGGCCACGGTGGCCACCAGCCACTTGCGCAGGTAGGTTTCCCAATACTTGCGCTGCACTTCATTATACCACGGTGCCAGTTTAATGGTGTTGGCCAGTTGGTTTATGGCGCTGCCATCGTAGGCTTGGTATGGCAGTTTCTGCAGGTAGTCTTTGATCACATCGGTGCGCGGAGAAAAGTTACTTTCTATGGTTTCGTGCAAGTTGCCAACGGTGGTGCTCAAATAGGTTTTCTTTTCTTTCCAGGTGCCATCTTCCTTCTGCTCTTTGGTCAGATACCATTCATCGCGCAGCTGTCTTTTTATGGTGTTCAAATAGTAATTGTCCAACGGTTTCCAGGCGCTACCGGTCTTTTTCCGGTATTCGCTTACGTGTTTCACTTCGTTGTAACGAAATTCCCACTGCTCAGTTAGCCACTGCTCAATGCGCTGGCCTTTGGTCAATTGTGTTTCGCCATCTGCGGCAATGGCCGCAAAATCGTCTAAGGTTTCTGGCAGGTTCATGCAGCTTCTTTCTGTTGTGTCTGTTGGTTGGTTCGGATATGCTCCAGCGCATTGGCATGTGCGCAGCCATATATCAGCGCCATGCAAACGGCCTGCATGGTTGTAAGGTCTGGAAAGTAGCTGCGCCACTGTTGGGCATGGCCGCATATTATTATTTCATCGGTGCTCATATTGTCCAGTTCTTCATCGGTGTAGTTCAGTGGGTCTTTGGCTATGCAATTGCTTCGGAAACCCTGGTAAAGACCGGTGTACCAATCGGCCAGCTTGGTAGCTTCGCGCAGCAGTTGGTAGAAGGTATCAATGGCCTCGTTGCGTTGACTTATTCGCTCCTCCAGTTGCTCTTGCAGAATTATGGCCATGGCCGGTTGCTCTTTGCATTTTTGCTCGGTGGCCTGTTCATCCCACCGGTTCTGCTTTTCCACTTTGAATTTCATGGCCTTAATGGTTTCCGCGGCCTTGCGCTGTGTTGCTGTCATATCGTCAGCACCTTTTGCACTGGTTCAAACTCATCTTTGATGTTGCTGCACCTTTGCGCCATGTGTTTATTATACCGAAGTCTAAAAAGCGCGCACCACGTTCCGCAGGTTACTCTTCGCGGTTGGTTGTCAGAAATTGGGCTTGGCTGCTGGCCGCCTATTGTTAGGCGGGTGTCAGGGTAAAGCACTTGCGTTACGCTTCCACCGGCAGCAAATGGGCAGGCCAGCGGTTGGCCGTCCTCGTTATGCAAGTAGTAATTAGGGTCTTCCTGGTTAAATCGTTTCAGTTTTAGGCTCATAGTGATTTCATTAGGTTGGTTTCTATTTTGGCTCTTTGGCGCAGAACATTTGCGGTAATGGTGTCGGGTTGAATTACTGCCCACGTAAAATGCAGCCTACTGAGCACTGGCTGCTGATACTTGCCGCAGCAGTAGCATATACGGTAAACGGGCAGCTCCATGGCATCAAACTCCGTGAACCAATCGTGGCCCACCAGCAGGCATTTAGCTTTTTGTAAATAGGCCATGGGTAAGGTTGTTAAAGTGTGAGTTTATCTTCTGCACAATATCCCTTGCACCAACTATGAAGGTGTTGGCATTGGGTCCGTCAAGTTGTTGCTTAACGGTGGCCAATGCTTCTGGCATTGGGCTGTGAAATACGGTAAGGGTGTAAACGTCTTTGGTGCCAAAAACGGTGGCCGTGGCCGTGCTTACATGGCTGAACAAGTAGAGCTTTTCACCGTCCTGCATGTAAATAGCCGTTTCTGAGGTTATGTGCGATTTCATGGCTGCAGCTCTTTGCCGTTTGCATTAAGATGCAAATTCAGTTGTATTCTGAATTGTTCCTGCCAAATTTTAGGAATACTATTCTGGCGCAGCCATCGGTGAAATGTCTCCTTGCTTATTCCTAGCGCCACTATGCTTTCGCGCATTTGCCGCTTCTGGTCTTGGGTCAGCAGCGCATAGGCTTCTTTAAACGTGAATGATTCGGGCAATAATGTAAGCCCTACGACTTTTGGCATGATATTATACTGTTAGATTGGCACAACGGTTTAAAATGACATCGGCAAACATAAGTATATAAATTGCATATATGCAAGTGGTGTATGCAAAAAAAAACACGAATCATGAAAAATGTGTATGATTATTTCAATCCGGCCATGGTCGAGCTATTTGCCGTTGCCAAGTATGGAAGTATGGCCAAGTTCTTAGCGGCCACTGGTCGCGAAGCAAGCTGGTGGCACCGGAGCAAAAAAAAGGCAACCATCAAACTTCGCGATGTGGAGCAGTTGGCAGAATCGCTAGACTGCCATCCGTGCGATTTTATGGAGGAAGGTCTTTCTGGCAATATGCTAGATCAGGAAAGAGCAGCTTACTCATCTGCAAGCGCGCTTATTTCAGACCGGATTCAGATTCTCATAACGACCAAGGCAGCAGGCAGTCAGGTTAGGTTTGCCGAGGCTGTCGGAATTGGCGAAAGTCAGGTTAGCAATATCACTACCAAAAAACATGCGCCCGGTTTTCAAACGCTATCCAGAATAGTTGGTGCCTATCCAGACATAAACGCCAGGTGGTTGCTCACTGGTCACGGCAGCCCCACGGCCTCTGATCGTGAAGATTCTACTTTACGCGATCTTCTGGAGAGTAAGGACGAGATAATAAGACTGCTGAAACTGCAACTTCAATCTAAATCGTAGCTGGTCAGCATATTAGCATCAATGTAGGCATCTAAGCATTGAGACTTTCCTATTTCATTGCAAAAATGCAGTAAATCAGTTGTATAGGTGTTGACATACTATTAATTATAGACGTTTTCAAAACCATATATATATTGATAATCAATTAGTTACGGATAAGTAGGAAACATTTAATTAAAACTTGCCTCATGCAGAAAATCGAGCTGATACATTACACGCCACCGCGCTATGATACGAGCTATACGAAGGACAAGCAATACCATGTTTTCTTAAACGATAAAACAATCTATTTCAAGAGCAGAAAAGCGTTACTGGCGTGGCTGGCAGACGTAAATAGGCAATTGAACACGCACGCGCATGCCCTTAATAGGCTAACTGGTGAACTGGCAATGGAATATAGATACTACTTTTTTCACATGGACCAGACGCAGCGCAACGTGCTGCAAAGTGAATTTGAGGGCCTAGATAGGTTATTTGGCCTTTTGGTGACGCGGAGCCAATCTGCTAACGGTAACTCATTCACTTTTGACCGGTTGCATAAGATCTGCGATACGATGCTGCGCATTGTGCAAACTCTGGACCTTCATCCGATGAATAAACTGGCCACGGTTCAGCGCTATCGGCTTGCTTCGCTGGAAATGACGATAAAAACGGCCAGAATGGCCATTGATACGCTACCGGATAAAAAACAAAATTTGAAAGTTTAAAATTTACTTACCATGTTACCAGAAAACGCTTAAACCCACTGGTGGCGCGGCTTTCAGCGTGGTTGGTATGTAAAAAGGCAAGATTTCACATACCTAGACTTTAAAAGTTACATTTTTCAGTCAAAAGTAGCACTGGCCTTGGTTGGCAAGGTTTATCTGGTGTATTTCCACGCTACAAAAAGCAGCAGCAGAATGGCTGCCAAGGTCAGCAGCATGTAGTTCTTTACTATCCAGGTGAACGGCCCCGGCATCATTTGCCAGCTATAACTGCCGCCATCCTGCGCGCTGAGTTTCATGATCATTTTGGGTGCCATGATAATGCTGGCGCGGGCCTCTGCCTCTGCCAGTGTTGGGTGCATGGAGCTGTGAAGCTGGCCAGCATCTATCCATGCCAGCTTGTAGGGTTCAATAACGCACTGCATTACTTCATGTTCGGGTGCTTATCCAGATTCTTATCCAGATAGCCATGAACAAAATAGGCGGCAATTGCGCCAATCAATGCCGCAAGGGCCAAGTTTTCGATTTTCATTGTATTATGGTTTATTGTGAAACGATTGTGTGTGCTCTTTCATAAACTGCTTATCCATCCACCGTGTCAGAAAATACGAAACAATGGTGCTGATGATCACGGTGATCACTATGAGCTGTATCTGTTGCCTGTTCATTGGTATTAGAGTATTTTGATTGCTTTAAGTAGCACAACAACGGCCAGCACATATAAAATTGCTTTTCTCGGCTCCTTCATCCCGGTGCCGTTGCGTGCCATACTGTGCGCCCACTTTTCGCAATTGTTCATTAATATATTAAAATCATCATTTGCCTTATTGCCAAAGTGCGCGAGCATTTCTTGGGTGCTACTTCCACTAAGCACTGTTTTTTCGCTGCCTTGCAGTTCTCTTTTTTCCAAAAACATTTTTAACGAAATAATACTAGCGCCACCGCCACCGCAACTGCTATGCTGTGCTATCAGCTCTGCTCCTGTGGTGTTATCTATTACAATTCCGTAATGCCGGAAAAGCGGATTCCCAAGCATTTGCCGCCAAATAATATCGCCATTTTGCAATTTCATCGGTATGGTATTAGATCATTCAGCACCTGCTGGCGTGCTGCGCAGCCGCATTGTGGCGTTTTCTTGGCTCCAAAGAATGCGGCAAGGTTGGCCACGCTATCGCCAAGGCCTTTGCTGCCGTTACTTGTCTTATCGTAGTGGGCGGCCAGTAGCAGCAATGCCACTACCAGCGCCAATACGGTCCATCGGTTCATCTTAGCCGATACGTTGCATAGCGAAGATCGCTAGGCAAGCAGCCAGAAAAACAACTACAAAACTGCGAACGTCTGCCGCTGTAGGTTTCATTTCTTCGGTTGTCATGGTATTTGGGTTTTAAGATTACTTTTTCAAGAGCCGCGCCCAGAAGATCTCCTTTTTGATCTTTAGGTCTGCAGTCGGGTTATTCTTCTCAAAGGTGTCAATTCCTATAAGGTCGTACTTGCCTGGCTCCTTCATCCAGCGCACCAGGTTTTCCGGTGTTGGTGTCAGTCGCTTTTTATTGTCTGCCCCTTCATCTACAAATTGACTGTATAACGAACGGTTTGCCTCAAATGATTGCGCTACTTCCAGTATTTGTGACATGCTGAGTTTAGCAAACTCGCCTGCGCTTCCCATTTCGGAAAGTTTGGCCACTTCTGCCTTGGCCGCTGCTTTTTCGCTATCGCTACGCTTGGCCTTTTCTGCTTTGCCAGACTTGCTGCCGGTGGCTTTATTTGGCGCTTCTTTGTGGTAGCCAGGATAATATTTACGGGTTAAGGTAATTTCTTGAAAGCCATTTTTAGGCCTGCCGGTCTTTACAAAGTCTTTTTCGGATAGCTCCTTGATAGCTGCATCTGTATCGGCCTCATCGCTTCCTTTTCTTGCCGTGAATGATGAACTAAATAACTCGTGGCCCTGACCACGCCTATGTATCAGCATTTTTAAAGTGCGCTCAGCATTTAATGAAAGTCGAGGACCTTCAACATTTACTTTGGCCTTCTTTGCCGCTTTCGGCTTTGCCTTGCTCAATTGATCATTAAGCGCGGCCACGTAGTTGTCAATGCCAGCTTTAAAGTCGCCACCTTCTGAATAGAATGGTGCCACGGCTTTGAGTTGTTCACCGTCCTGCTTCATGCTGGCCGGTAGTTTGGACCAATCTACCTTGGATAGATCTGCCGCGAATTGTTCTGCTCTTACTTTCATTCTGCTGCGTATTTGTATTTCATGGCCATGGCCACTGCCAAGGCGCGTGCTTTTATCTTTTCAATAGAATCGGTTGGTGGCTCCACCAGCGGCTTTGCGTAATATCGTTCTTTGGCCACTTTATCCACGGCCAGTGTTATGCTTCCATTGCCAGATAGCAGCAAGTTGCCCTTGCCACCTTCTATGCGGTATTTATTGCCTTTGGGCATTGGTATTTCCATTACCACCACGCTTTTGGTGTTCCATACCTCAAATGCCTTCTTGTCAATGTTCCAGTGTACTGTCCAGCCATATTCCTTCACTCCTTCGTGAATCAGTTTGCCAAACGCTTCTGCAGAAATTGGGCTTTCTTGCGTTCCGGGTGCTTCATTTTTCTGAAATAGCCTTTCAAATGTCTGTTGGGCGTTCAGACCTTCGGTCCATGCTTGTTGCAGTTCAAATTCTTTCGCTTGCAGCATTCCGGTGGCATCGCTTCTGTCTACGCCAATATCGTTTTGAATACGAAATAGCATTTTCTCGTACCAATTGCCATAGGGTTCAGGCTCTGCCTTTTGCAAAGTGTTAACGCTCATAAATCGCTCCTGGTTCCCGTCCTGTACCTTGGCCACGCCTTCTTGGTCCATTTCTATAAACGTGACAGAAGTCATACCATGATCCTTGAACTTTTTCTCTAGCGTATCGCCTTTCTTCCAGCCCTTTGGTGCTTTGATTGGTGGTTTGCTGTCGGCTCCGGCAAAGGTGTTTGCGCTGGCCTCGTCTTTGAAGATAAAACCAGGCACGGCACCGTTGCCACGGAAACTGCTGTAGTATGCTCCTGCTGCTTTGGCCTTGTTTCTAAGCTCGTTAAAATCTTCTGCAGATACGCGCCCGGTCATGGTAACGGTCCAAATGTCGCTGCCCGTCTTGGTGTGCTTTCCTGCTACTACATTAAATTCAATGTCGGAAGCTGAAACGATTGGCTTAGTGCTTACCGGCTTTTTATCTGGCTGCGTTACTTTCTTTTGCGCTTTTGGCTGATCAACTATGCCTGCAATCTGCCTTGCGTTTTTCCATGCGCTTTCTACTCGTTTGCCATAGTATTCTTCAAATTGATCTTGCTTGGTGTAGCCATAAAGTTTCATGGCCAGCCCTTTGTATTCTGCCAAACTCATGGCAGCAGCATCCTTGTCCAGCTCTATAGAAGATATGGAAGCGGTCAATTTATCTTTGAACGCATACCCTTTTTTCGGGTGCTCTGGTGGAATAAAACGTATGTCATAATCCATAGACCACCTGCTGCGTCCGTTTGGCGCTTTGGTAATAATGGCCGAAATGGTTTTTTTACCTAGTTCGTTCCAATCCCTTGTATATTTTACAATGGTCCATTTTGGAACCAGCCCAAGTTCTTGTTTGACTTTGGCAGCTTCTTCGCTTCGCTTCTTGGTCTGTGCATCCCACTTCTCGGAGGATTGCTTCCAATCTTCCACTTCCTTTTTCCGGTCTGCAAATAGTTTTGCATCCCAATCGTCCGTGTTTATATCAACATGGTCGTAAAAATTGGTATTGAAATAATCAATCTGACCATCAGAATCACTAAAACGGTACTGCTCCAGAATGTTCTTAGCAATAGCCTCATCTTTCAGGTACTGAGCACTGTATATTGTTTTATAGTGACCATGGTAACGATCATGGTTTCTGGCCTTATGATAGCCACCTAGCTCATTGGCCAGATCAATAAACTCTTGTGCATAAGGGTTATGCGGATAATTGGTGCCATTTGCACTTATGCTGGCACCGCCAGAAAAAACATCTGTGGTAACGCTCCACTTCATTTCTGGAAACGTGACCTTGTACTCTTCTCTGGCCAGCGCGGCAATGTCCTTGGTGGCCAGTCCTCGCGTGTTTTTGTACGCGGAACCTTCCCACCTGTAGCCTGTATATCCACGGTCTGGCTCCTTGAATAAATAAGGCTTAGTGGCTTTTAGCACCGGTGTTACTGACCTGAAAAACTGGTCGGTCATTTGCTTTACAAATTCATCGCTGGAGTAAGTGCTCCAGTCGGCACCTTCTGCAGTTGCTTTATCGACAAAGTTGAAACCGGCCAGAAGGTTGGCATCATTCTGCACGCTGCCCTTTATCTTCAATCGGTGCTCTGTGAAAAATGCCTTATCCACGATAATGCCCGGTGCTTTCGGTTCGTCCTGCTTGTCGTTGTTCAGCGCATCTTTCCATGCATCGCCTATGTGGCTATCGCCATCGCCCTCACTTTCTGTAAGGCCAAAGGTATTGGCACTGAAACCGGAACCGGGTTTAGGTTGGTCGCGTTGCGGCACTTCGCCTGCATCGAGCTTCTGCTCAAATATGGCCACGGCCTTGTAATGTTCGGCCTTAACGGTGGCCTCAGTTGCGCTGCCTGTTACTTCGCCAAGCTCAATTTTTGGAGCCCTGAACATATTCCATACCAGAGAACCATCTTCGTATTGCCAAGCAGTTGCGTAGCTGGCAATTTTGCCGCTGCTGCGTTTTAAGGTGGTTATTTTCCATGTATATTCATCCTGGTCGCCCGGAAAACTTGTTTCTCCGGTCCATCCGTGGCTGCCTTTATATATTTTAGATAAACTCATGCTGCGTATTTGTATTTCATGGCCATGGCCACTGCCAGAGCTTTGGCGTGTTGGTATGCGTCAAGGTCAAATGCAGGCGTGTCGCCAATGCATTCGTCTTTGAACTGCTCCAGCTTTTCGTCTATTTCGTGTTCGATCTGTCCTACATCGGTAAGGATCTGCGCACGGTATTTCACCTTGCCTATTTTCAGGATCTCAATGATCTCTTGGCGTATGCGCTGCTCGTCAAAGTCTGGCGGCAGCAGGTTATCGGCCTCTGGCCCGTAACGCTCATAGATCTCTTCTGCGGCACGCTCAACGGAAACGCCACGTTTGCTTACCAGGTTTATGTTGATATCGCCACGGGTGCCAACTTTGCCGCCCGTTTCGCGCTTGGCGCTGGCAGGCGTAATCTTTGGCATGCGCTCCAAAACCACAAGCTCCGGAACGTGATCTTCTGCATAGAGCTGCGCTATCTCCAGCATATCTTTTTCGCGCTCCAGTTCGGCCACGTCCAGTTTAAGGCTGTCGCAGTGTTCGTCTTTGGTGCAAGTATGGCAGGTTTCCGTATGCATTTATGCAAAGATAATTCTATTTATGCAGTCACAGTAACGCCATTAAGCTCAGAATAGTATTCTGCAGTTTGGCCGTCAAGGTCAAGCACGTACACTTCTGAAAATACACTGCCCACCTTATGCAGCAGCGTTACCACCACTTTATTGCCCGGCACGCGGTTCCAGCCTAGCTGCAGCTCGTCTGTGTTGGCCAGTTGGTGGTAAGCTCCTTCGGTGGCCATTGGTGCCACTATGTTGTGCTTTCCAAGTGCCGGGTGCGAAAAGGTGAACTTCTGCGCGCTCCAATCGGCCCACTGCAGGCGAAACGCCACTGTGCTGGTGTCCAGCTTCGCTTTCTTGCGAAGGAGTAGGATAACGGCCAGCGCCAAGGCCAGAAGCATGATAATTTTCGTGTTCGTGTTCATGGCTTAAAGGGTGCTATTCGTTGATCTTGCCATCTTCGTCAAAATCTTTGAGTCGCTTCAATATCCATGAAGGAATCAGGCCGGGCTTAATGGCACCAAGGTTTTCAATAATGCTTATCGCTTCCCGAACAATTACGGCTGCATAGCCTAAAGTACCTATCCAATCAAATGCCGCTATAACCAGAGGCTTGTTGCTGAAACATTGCAGTATGTGAACGAGTATTACAAAAACGCCATATACAAAGCCTTTCAATATAACGCCTGTGAAGCCTGAGCTTGATACAGTGCCTTTCATCCACGCCTTGACAAAGCCCGTAACCGTGTCCAGGAATACCATAACGGATAGGAATATCAGAAACTCCCAATCAGCAAAAACGTACTTGCCGAACACGTCAATGACCGGTGCGATTATCAATGCTCCGAATATCGGTAACTTGAATTTAGCGGGTTCTACTTGCTCAATCAATCCCGTCCATAGCTGCATCAACTTCATGTCTTTTTATGCTGGTTCAGTGTTCCAATCCTGCCAACGGGTTAATTACAGGTCAATCATTCGGTAATTCAGTCACGCATGCTGCCAGTTCCTCTTCACTCAGCCCCTGTCCGTCATTTACAAATAGGGCTGTCGTGCCATTTTCAAGGTCTTTAGATTCCCAAAGCCATTGGCTGACCAATCCATCAGACTGTATGGAGTTTCGCTCTTTCGCTTCTGCTGTGGGTAGTATTAGATATTTCATCAGATGTCGTATAGTTCCATTAATAGTGCCTCAACTGTCGTACTTAAATCGCCTGCATCAATGCAGTAGGCGTAACTTGCCGCCTCATTTGCTCTGAAATTCCCGCCATTATCACCGTACAGATATTTGATCGTGTATGCCTTTGTTAAAAATGCTGCGGCTGATCCGCTTGATACTGTCAATGTTTGAGCAACTCCGTTATACTTAACTATTGGGGCTGCGTTCTTAAACTGCGCGCTTAATAGGTGTCTCGATGTCAACCGAAGTGCGGGTGTGTAAACCACATTGGACGAGTCGTACATACTGATACTGTTTGCCGATCCGACAAGTGCAGAATTGATAAACATTGTAGTGCCAGAATCGGTTGTAATCCTCGTGTTACTGGTAATGTTGAAGCTCATTTTCTGTATTAGATACTCGGTGCTTGTCTGATTTGCTGCCAGTCCTGAAACCAATGTAACAGGCATTCTTTGCGCAACTACACCGTACCACTCTGGAAACACGTCAAACGAATCACCTTTTAAAACGGGTTGTAGGCTTGCAGTGGTCTGCGTCATATCACCATTGGAAGCCTGGTTGTAACGGGTTACGACCGTGAAAGCAGAGGTGCCAACGAATGTGGTTATAGCGGATATATCACCTACTCCGTTTGTATATGGAATGTCTGATTCAGCCCCTGTGTCCGTCCGTCTTATCCTTATCCATTGACCTGCGTATGCAGAAATCAATTTGTAGTAGCTGAATACTGCTTTAGGGCTTACAAATGGAAGATCTACGGTGGTCGTTACTGAGACTGAATTAGCGGCAATTGTTACCCCGTCCGTGGCCGTTACGACAATATTATCAGTGCCTATGTTATTAGCCGTCCACACATAGACGTTTGATGCCTGAGTAACCGGTACCAGATTGCCATTCTTATCGGGAAGCCCGAATGTGTAGCTTGTACCCAAGAATCCCGACACTGTTATGGTAACTGCATCACCAAAGTTAGGCGTTGAATCGCTTAGTGCTATACTCAAAGACCCACCAGGCGCACCACCACCTGGCTGCTGTAATGGTTTTGGGTTTTCGTTCAGTATCATGGCCTATTATCTAAGCTGCCAAAGAATCCAATGCACTGTGGGCTGGGTAGCATCCGCACTTGCTAATTTTACCAGATCAACTTCTACATCGTAAAGTTCCAAGCTGTCGCCATCGTAAATAGGATAGCCATTAGCAGATGTTGGGGCAGCTCCGTCAAATGTGAGCCAAGCAATTGGTGTGGTGCCACCTGTTTGCGATGCGTGTTTTACAAATCGAGCGCCTGCGCCATTTGCCAACAGATTATTATTTAGAGTAGTGCTTCCGCCACTAACTGGAATGGCTAAAACGCCTTGGTCTATGAATGTCTGCGATGAATAGCCTCCTACTTTTTGCATGGTCTTTTCACTTTCTGGTTACTGTATTTGCCAGCATTGTGGCTAAAAATATGGTTACGAAAAAAACGCCTGCCACGGTCAGCAGTTCGCTCATTGGCACGCGAGCATCCACCTGTATGCTTTTCTTCCCGGAAAGCACTTCGTTCACGTTAATCATCGTTTCGTTCAGCATGCCTAGGCTCTATTTATTTTTGTAGATTAAAAACACAATTGCTGCTATCATGAATACAATGGCTATGATGTAGGCTTTTTTTTTTCATCTGTAAAAAATAGCTCTGCTTCGGCCTTCCTTCTATTGGCAAGTCCTTGCACGAATCTTCCACCTGCCCGGTTCCAACGCAGCCACGCTTCTGTAATGCGCTCCTGAGTGTCATAAGCATTAATGCGTTCTTTCAGCGTGCTATCGCGAAAAGCAGCGCTGCCTATATTGAAGATGAGCGAAACAAGCGCATCAAACTGGTTCTGGTTCAATGGTGCCAATACCTGCCCACGAATGGCAGCTTCTGCAATACCGGCATCCTTCTTTTTCAGCGCCATTGCATCTACCTTGGTCAAGGTGGCGCTCATAAGGTGCTGCTCGTTCGGCAATATCAAATGGCCATAGCCAATGGTCCAGTAGCCTGCCACGTCCTTATAGGCTGTGGGGCTGAACCCTTCCCATTGGGTAATGAACTTAATGCCGTTGTCAGATAGTGTCATGCCAACTTGTAAAGTATTAGAGCCACCACAACCAGAATAATGATCATAGTGGTCTTTGATTCAGCGGGTAGCGGTAGCTCCACAATGGGTCCTGTTTCAATCTGAATATCGTTCTTATTCAATCTGATAAGACTTTGTGCATTGCCACGCCCTTGACCTGACTGTGGCTGGGCAATGCGCGGAAAGTAGTTGCTTGGGTATGGGCTTTGTCCACAAGGCCATGAGCCGGATTCTACCCAACCGACCGATGATTCGACCAATCTTCGGTGGGTGCATCCGCCCCCTACTGTTGTAATTGTCTGAAATCTAAATCGTGCCATCTCTTATGTTTTTCGGATTATGCTTTGGGCTGTTATCATGGCCTTAATACTTTAATGGTGATAAGCAGAGCCGCAATAATGGCCCACCTTACCATGCAGGTGTTGTCTTTCATCTGTCTGAGATAATTGATACCAGGACCATAGCGCTCACTATTACAAAGAATAGTGTGAGGCTATCTTCCCACTGTTTTTTTTGGCAATTTTCGCACATGGCTATCTATTTAATAGGTCGGCAATAATGGCTTGGTCAGCATTCGGTTCGTCTGCCAGTGCCATGTATGTGGCTGTGCTATCACGCACCAGCTCATCTACACTATATGCACCGGCAGACTGATCCGAAAGTGGTACGCTTACGCTGCTACATCTGCCTCTGCGCTTTTTTTTTCGTAGAGGTCGTAGCCTAGCCAAGCAGCAAGGGCCAAACCAACGTACAAAGCATAGGTGTACTTCTTGGCGTAAACCAAGTAGGCACCTACAGCAGCGAGTGCAAACGGAGCCATACTCTTCAATTGGGCAGTTTCCATTTTTACTGTTGTTTAGGGTTAATAAATCGGGTTAATTATCCTCTAAGCACCACGCTATAAGACGTAGAAGCTATATTAAAACTGTTGTCTTGACCTGCAGAAGAACGCGCATCTGCAGAGCTTACCGGTGTGCGGCTGCCAATGGTGTTGATCGTTGCGGGTGTGCTCCTGTCTGTAATGGTGTTTACTCCATCGCGTATTTCGTCAGCAAGGTCGATTATAGGTCGCCCGCTATTGGTAGTGGTCGGCTTCACAATGCTGCGAAAAAAGTAGTAATAGATCAGAAGAGCTGCGCCCACAAGTAGGGCAATTTTGGTGGTGTTGTTCATGGTTAGAATTGAAAGTTTATTCCTTTGTTTGCAATGATCTCGTTAACTTCTGCATAGCCATCTTGGCCTATCCAGCTTTCGTGTATAAAACTCTGGCCAAGGCCAAGCGGGCCAGAAGGCACGCCAAATATTCGTAGGTTACGGGTGCCGTATGCGTTCACCAATGCGGCAAGGTCGGCTGCTGTGCTCATTTGTTCAATGATGCTATAGACCGTGCTCCAGCGGGTGCCGCTGTAGTTCATCGCTTCGTGCAGGCTGTCGGCATACATCAAATAGCGCTCTGGCGGATAACTTAACTGCGAAGTTTGAACCGGCAGCTCGTTATCTTCATTTACTGCCGTTTCGCCCGGACCGGTGAATGCTTCTGTAATGCTGCTGCCCCAACTTCCTAGCTTATCCATGATAAGCCAAACGCCAAGCAGCACCAATAAGGCGGCACCAACGTAAAAAGCTACTTTTTTCTGGTTCTCGTCCATTATGCGCGTTTGATTCTGCCAGCGTGGTCAGGGTTGCTGGCCGGTGCTTTCAGGTTGGTAATGATGAAATGCGCTCCAGCCTTATTCACAATGTCAAGCACCTGCGCATTGCCCTTTGGTGTTTCCGAGTTGTCGTGGTCAATCACTATGCTGTCGCCCACCTTTAGGCCATGGCCATCGTTTGGCATCTGCAGCCCTAATCGGGCATCATTGTACCTGGTAGGCAGCCAGCGGCTGTCTCCAATGTTCACAAACGGTTTCCACTGGCTGCGCCAGAAATAATAGCCCACTATAGCGGTAAGCAGAAGCGCTCCAATGCCAATGGCATATTTTTGTGTGGTTGTCAGTGTCATTTTTTGAATATAAAGTAGCCGATTCCTAGTAGAACGATAACCAATATGCCTACGGTCATTTTTGACATGCCTAGGATAGTCGTTTGCGAATCGTCCGATTCTCCGTAATTCGGTTCCTCGTAAGTTTCTCCTGGTCCGGTTTCGGTAGGTGGGGCAGGTGGTAGATTAACACTGCCACCAACTCTCGATATGCTGGCATTTTCCAGTCTTAGGGTTTTTAGTACCGGAATGCCCATAGACGGAAGCGTTACCGTAACTTTTTGAAGTCCGTCCTCGTTAGAGTTGGAACGTATCGGCAGAGGAATGTCGTTTAATATCCAGCCCGAAGTAATCCCGGACAACTTAATAAAGCCAGGTGCTTTAATTATGTTTCTCAGAGGGTCATTGACCCACATTGTAAGAACAGAGCCTTCTTTCTGGTAAATAAGTACGGGTGTCTGTGTCATTTAAGTGCGTATTTGTAGATGAGAAAACCGACCACCAGCACCACGGCCAGCGTCAATAGGTCGTTTTTTGGCTCCACTGGTTTGTTCTGCACGCTCAATTGTCGGCCACTTCCACCAGTGCCACTGGCACGGCCAAACACTCGATCATAGCAGGCGGCTTTGCGCTCTGCGCTTGCTCCGTGCGGCCAGCCTGTCAGCTCTGCCCACCAGAGGCACCTTTCCAATCTTGCTTGTGGTCCAAATAATGCCATGTTTTCTATTTCAAGTTTATGGTTACAACTGCAGTAAGTAGCACAACGGCCACTGCTAGCAGAATCAAATTCCTTTTTGTGTTATCTGATGTCGTGAATAAGGTTATCTCTGTATCTGTAGGCCCTGAAAATGGGTCGGTAACGGGTTCGGGTGTAGGTTCTTGGTAAGGTCCTTGCTGCCATGCTCGGTTCCAATCGGCCTCTGATGCCGGTGAAGGGTTGCCAAAGGTGTTGGCCGCTGCATCGCGGTCTGCCCACTGGTAAACTTTATCGCCTGCCCATCTGATGCCGAGCACATCTTCAATAATGTTGAAGCGCACCACGTAACGCTGGCCGCGCGGACCTTGCGCAACGGTGGGGCCATAGGCATCCTGTCTGTAGATGCCATGGCCAGTGCTGTAGGTGTTCGGGTAACTTCCTGCCTGCCAGCTCATCTTACGTTGCGGTAAATGTTGAAAACGAAGAGCACAATGGCCGCAATGATCAGCGGATTGATCAACGGCTTGAACCAGTCATCTATCAGCACATGGTCTGGCAAATGTTCGGTTATCAAATTGCCGCCACACGTAGGTATTCTGGTTCCGTTTCCAAGCTCAATAAAGCCCGGCCTCAAAGCACCACAACCACCAGGCACATTGGCATCCTCAGCATTATCGTACAGATAATAGCCTGCTGCCAGATTAGCGTCTGCATCCACCCGCTGGCCTAGCATATTGTAAACGATGCCGCTCATTTTCTAGTAAATAGATAAACGACAAAGACCACCACTGCTGCTGCAAGCAGATAGCCTGTCGTGGTGTAGCCGGTTGTTTCGTTGTACTTCTTGCCCGGTATGCAGCGAATGCTGTTAAGGTTGCTGCTCGGTGGTATGAAACTGGCCACCAGCCCACCAATAACCGGAAAGCTGGCCACTCCTTGCTGAAAGGCTCCTATCCAGGCGTTATCTTCGTCTGGCGTTGCCCATGTTTCGCCACAAGGTAGCTGGCTCATTTTTTGGCAGTAGTGGCAAACACGGCAAAAAGCGCAATGGCAATGGCCAATATCAAGTAGATATAAACCACTGGCATTACCTTGCTTTCGGCAGTGTAAACCGGGTTATTGTAAACGGTTTCCGAAGCATTCACGCCCTTGCCTGCTGTTCCCAAAATGCCGGAGAACATGCCTACAATGGTATTTATTGCCTCATTCACGATGTCAAAGAACGTGCGGCACTGTTACTTGCGCATGGCAATCACAATGGCCACTATCACTACTAGCACGGCTGCGCCAACGGCCAGCCACTGTGCGTTTATTCCTGTTGTTGGTCCGTCCTTGTCTCCTGCAGGCGGTGGTGTGGTGGTGCTGCCACCGTTTCCGGTGTTGCCAATGGTCGTATTGATGCCACCGAAGATGGAATCAATGATGCCGCCCCAATCCATTTCAGAGTACCAAGACTGGTCCGATCCTTGGCCGTCCGTGGTTCGCAATTGTGGTGGCGCTGGTCGTCCAGTAATGGCCTCATCGAAACCTGCAGGCAACACGCCATACTTGTATTTCACGTTGCGGATAAGGCCAAGCGCCTGTGCCTTAATTTGGCCACCGGCATTGTAGGCTCTCACAAGCTCAGAAACCATTTGCTGTGCGGTGCTGTCGCTTTGCGTCAGGCCCCACGTTTGCATTTGGTTAGAAACGCCCTCGGTGTTGTTCTCAACCACGATGGTAAATAGGTGCAATGGGCTGTTAAGATCTCTCCTTAATGCCGCTTTTTCAGATGCTGTCATTTTCTATGGTGTTGGGTTAACAAAAAAGGCCAGATGCCAGCATTGCGGCAGTCTGGCCTTTTAGGTTCAACCTCAGACGGTTATTGTTTACTGCTTTACAGCGGCAGGATTCACGGTGAACTGCGTGATGGTTCCACCAGCGGCACATGTGATGAAAAGCGCATTTCCAGAATCAAGCACAATGCCTTGGCCAGAGAAGTCCAGCGTAAGCAGCAATGAGTTCTGCTGCGTGTTTCGCTTCGATGCCTGAATGATGTTCTGCAGCGGTCGCTTGCTGAATGTTCCACCCAAGTTCACTGAACCGTAGTCAATTGCTTGGCTGAACTGTGATGCGGCACCGACTTCGTAGTTAACCTCACCGATTACCATACCTTTACGCAACATGGCGTTAAGCACGGCATTCGTGAATGGTGTTCCAGAATCGTAGGAAGTGACGCTGTAAGCGCCCAATGCGGCCACGGCACCTTCCGGGTCGCCAATTTTGATGATCTCAGCAGCACCAGTGGCGGCAGTGTGAG